ATTAGATTGACTTGCGTTGAAGCAATCATTATTATTTTTATTATTTTTTTCTTGCACATATTCTTTAACAAAAGGAGCAACGCATTTTACTTGATACATATGTGAATCTTCATTTTTTAAATTGTAATTACGTGGTGGCTTAAATGGAACATGTTTGTTAATAAACAAAGGAGTTTTTCCAAAAAGATTTCTCTTAATTATTCTTCTTCCAAATTTTGGATTAAATTTCTGAAAATTGTATAATAACGCATCAATAAATAACGTGTTTTCATCTTTAGTGCTATCACATAGTGAATATAATGATTTATAATAATATTTTAAATAAGGTTCAAAAATAGTAATTAATTCATTAACTGGAAATTCACTATTTATTCTAATTTTATTTTTTTCATGTTTGGTGTTATAATAAGAAATCATCTCATATATGTATTCAGCTTTTTCGTTAGGGTCTTGATTTTTTGATAAAATGTTAATTCTATTTTTTCTGGCATTATATTCATAGTCAGTAACCAATTTTTTTAACGAAAAATTACACAAGAAATAACTATTAAATATTTCTGGAATAATGTAATTGCTTGATTTGATTGAAAAGTAAAAATGCAATAGATGCGCTTTATTAAAAGGAATATTGTTATAGGGATTTTTACATGGAATTGGGGTGTGGTAAAAATCCATGCATTCATTGAGTGAGTTATTTAAAATCTTTCTTATATCCATAACTGTAAATAAATATTTATTGTTACAATGTAAAATAGTAACAACATTTTTGTCATTTTCATTAATATTATTCATATACATATCGGTTGTGCAACCATATTTTGCTTTTTTCCATTTAAATAAAAACGCAAATTTATTAAAATTCAAATAGGCATTTTCTGCCTTAGAAAATAGTTCAATAATACCTAATTTATCTTTTTCTGATATAAACATATTATTTAAAGCGCAATGTAATTTATCAAATTTACTATCTGTCTTTTTCATCTCATTTGAAAACGTTTTAATTGGCTCTGAATTATCAACAAGTATATCCCTGATCAAATAATATTTAACCCCATTACCAGAAATATGATTACTGAAATAATCCAATTGTTCCTGAAATGTTAAATTTGGGTTATTTATTGTATTAAAAGAACCATAAGTAATTTTTTCTAAAATTGTATTGAAAGCTGCCATTATTATATAAATTGCGATGTTTTTATATAATAAAGTATAATTGTTTTTATTCAATTTTAATCAACTGTTTCCAATGTCATATTTAATTCATTTTCAGCACTACTCTCACCCTTTTTAGCAGCTTCAAGTAACATTTCATTGTGAAGTTTCATTGATTCCGCATCAGCAACCTCTCTTGAATCAAAATCAACTGTTTCTTTTACTCCAATCAAATTTCCTTCTTCATCAATCTTTTGTGTAAGCACATTCTTATTTTGCTTTGCCTTTTCAATATTTTCTGCAATTGCCTTTTTCTTGGATTCACGCACCCTTTCTTCAAAATTCTTTCTTGCTTCTTCTTCATTTTTATTCTTTTCTTTATGCAATGCATTCAACTCATCTTCCAAATATTCAACTCTTCCTGTTTTATAAGCATCTGGATCCCATGGAACCCAAATACCAACAGGTCCGACAAAAATATCATGGTTAGGGTCGTTTTCTCTTAGCTTTTTACTTTTAATTTCTGCTTCATCTTGATTAGAGAATACACCTCTAATCTTTAAACCTCTAACAGACGTTTGAAAGGAGTGTTCTCTATTAAACTGTTCATTTAGCTTTTCTTCCTGTTTATCCAAAAAGTTTTTGTAATCATCTTCTATTGTAGATTTCTTTAATTTCAAAGACTCTTCTTTAATAAAATCATTGAAATCTTCAATTAACTTTTCAACATCAATGCTATGTTTATATGCAATAAAATGGACAAAATCAAAATATCTTTCCATAGATTTAGAGAATTCCCATTGCTTAATAAATTGGTCAAACAAATACACTTCTCTTTTTTTTAAAATCTTTTCTGGTGACAAAAAAGAAATACAAGCAAACTTTTGACCTGCAATTTCGGGGTCTTGATCTAACAAATCAACATATTTAGGATTGCTTTTTCCATCCTCTGAAATCTTCTTTTCAAATGACGACATTTAGTATATATTTCAACAAACCAAATATTTAAGTATTTTGTTTTTAAAATATAAAACTTTTTTTTATTCTGATATATTATAAAGAATGACTGAAATGTTTGATATGAATGAGCTTTTAAAAAGAGCTATCAAGTATTTGATAGAAGGTTTAGCCGTTGCTATCTGTGCCATGTTAATTCCCAAAAAGGCATTAAATGTTGAAGAAATAATCATTATTGCTTTAACCGCTGCTGCTACATTTAGCATTTTGGACGTATTTATTCCTGCAATGGGTTCAAGTGCAAGAAATGGTGCTGGATTAACATTAGGAAGTGGACTTGTAGGTGGTATTCGTCTCGTAGGGGCATAAATTATTAAATAAATAATAGTTATATATTATTATTTATAAATTTGGAAAAATTGAAAAAAAATTGAAAAAATAAGAATCTATAGGAATAGATAAAAATATTAAAATATAAAATGAGTGTTTTGGACCATTACGTAAGTTTAGCAAATATGAGTAAAAGGTTTAATATTCCTTTTGATGTTACCAAGATAATTTTAGAATATGAAAAATTAAATATTATGAAGAAAAAAGACTTTAATTATGTTGAAGAAAAAATATTTAATCTTAAAGAATCTGTTAAAAAACAAAGAGATAAAGTAATGTTAACTATTCACAAAGAACAATTGCCTTATAAAACAATAGATATAAATAGTTTGAAAATAATTATTGAAGAATTAATAGAAAAAAATAAATTAGATTTAATGTTTAGTCATTTCTGCTGCAGAGATACTTTAAACAATAAAAATCCAAAAGGTGTAGTTTTTATTTGTAAATAATATTATACAGTCGGGAAATATTCCCAATCTAAATCGTTACATACTTTTTTCCATATCATATCTTGCTCCAGTTGTTTTTCTCTGTCCTTCATCATAGGTATAAATGGTAAATATTGTGTTTGGTCCAACAAAACACATAATTGATACAAAGTATAAGTGTAATTAAAAAAATTAGTTCGGTTAGGAGGACAATGAATAGCCCAAGGTTTTTGAATTTCAATAAATAAAACACACAAAGTCTCATGCAATTCTTCGTTCATAACTGGAGGTTTTACACCAAATAACGAATTAATATATTGTATATGTTCAAAATATTTATTAAAACCCAATTTTCTCAATATTTCTCTCATTTTATCATAATTAATTAATGACATATCTGTAATTCTTTCTTTTTTAATTCGTGCTCTAATTGCGTCTATAACATCTTGAGGAATTTGTGTTGTTTCTTTGGCTTGAAATTGAGATAAAATTTCTTTAAAGTGGTTAAGTCTAATATAAGCTGTATAAGATACTTCATTGGGGGGTTCTTTGTTTGTTGGTTTTGAATTATCTACAATATATGATATAAACTTTCCACACTTTTCATTATTACATATTAATATACCTTCTTCATCTTGTGGTATAAGTTCTCCCTCTTCACAATAAATACATCTATCTGTTGATATTAAATAATCTTGTATATTCGTAATTTCATTTGTAACATTGGTCCAGTATTTAATAAAAGAGTTCTTGGATTGTTTATATTTTTCATTATTTATGTCACTGGATTCATCGTTAATTGATTTAATTTTAAAAAATGAATTTAATACCTTTGTGTTTTGGTTCATACTATTCGAATCGTTAGATATTTGTTTCTTTTGTTCAAAATAATTAAATATATGTTTTGAATTGTCTAATAAATAATTCTTCTTTTCTTGTTTAAGCTCTTTTATTTCTCTGTTAATTTCTCCAATTCTATCCTTTATTCTCATAAAATCATCCATTTGGTTCTCTTTAAGATTTGGAACTTTTGATTTTAATTCTTCTTTCTCTTTATTTAAATTTGGAATCATTACAGTTTCAATATTATTGAATCGTTCTAACATTTCTGAGTGTTTTACATCAATTGTATAAATACCTTGACTACGATTACCTTTTCTTGAATTTGACATTATATTAAAAAATAACAGGTTTTTATGTTATTTTTTAATCAAATGGTATGTGTTGTTCTCTTTTTCTTTGAACGAGTTTTTCTTTTATTTTTTACTTTCATTCTTTTTGTTTTTCTTTTGGATTTATTTTTTATTTTACCACCTGGTATTATTGCTGATTGTGGTGAAAAAGTAAATGGTGAAGTTGGACGTGAATTTGAACGTGAAGGAGGCTTTGGAAGATGTAAATTATCTTTTCCTAAAGGTTGAATAGTAATTTCGTCTATAAGTTTATTTAAATCTTCTATAAAACTGTCCATATAAACAGATTCTTCTTGTGGAACCTGGTATTCTTCATAAAACTTAGCATTATCTAATTTTTTATAAAATTTGTATAATTCTTTTTTCTTATTTAAAAATGTTATAAATAATTCATCTTCTTCTATATTTCCTATGTTATCTAAATATTCTTCTTCCGCATATGTCATTGTAGAATATAATTCTGATAATTCTTTACTAATAGATTTATTATTTGTTCCGCCCATTACAGCACAGTTTATTCTATCTAAAAATGTTTCTGGATTTTTACATTTATCATCTGAATCTTTTGATTTTGAAGAATCACTTTCATCTTTTGAAGAAACACTTTCGTCGTCTTTTTCACTTTCTTCAGTATTTTTACTTTCTTCTTCTTCTTTTTCTTCTGATGTCTTATTTTTATTATCATCTTTAAACTCCTCTTGAGCTACTTGGATTACGTTACTTTCATCAATGGTAACATTTTCAAAACATTTGTATAAATTCATTTTAAATGGTTCATGATAAGACAATATTTCTTCGTATTTTTGTATTGTTTTCTCTACGATATTATCATTTTCTCCTTTTGATTTTTTTATTTTATCTTTCAAAGTTTCTATATCTTTGCTGGATAAATATGCAAAAGTCACAGCATCTATTTTTTCACTATCATATTTATCTTCCAAATTCAAACCAGAATAAAAATTACTAATTTCTTTTGAAGATAATTGTTCCTTACCAAGTAGAATTTTAAAATATAAATTTTGTTGTCTTCTGGTTTGGATTTGAGAACTATATTCTAAAGTAGCATTTTCACTTGACATATTTTGTAATACTTTTGTGTTCATATCACTACGAAAAAAAGGATTACTATTACCACCACTTTGTGTTTCTTCAATACGCATATTTAATTTAGATTCATTTGTATAACTTGATGAAGTCCAATTATACGAATTTAAAAAATCTTCAGTTGATATTTCATTGTTCCATTCTTTTAAATACCCATTATCGAAATATTCAGTTTTCCATCTTTTTATTATTCTGTAATATAATTCAATTTGTTTATCCAAATTTAAATAATGCACTATACGTCTTGCAACTTTAATAATGCTATCAGAATTTAATTTATCGTTTTCACTTATAGTAAGTTCATTACTTGTGTTTATAAAATCATTCAATGCATTAAATTCTTCAAAAGCATTATTTAATTGACTTGTTATTTCTTCTTCTGAAAGTTGTTGTTCGTTATTAAAGACATCATTATATTTATTTATAAAAGAATTTAATTTATCTTCTTCACCAATGTTATTTAATGCTGCGTTTAAATCATTAACCTTATCTTTAACGGTTTTTAAAATAGAGGGATAACCAGTTGTAAATCCAGTTGCAATTAATTTTAAATAATATAGAATATAAGTCAAAGCCCATACACTTTGCATATCTTTTTCATCAAATACAATCTCTTTATTAGTGCCATCAATAATATAAACAAAGGAGGGTGGTATAAAACATGAAACAGCACGACGTATGGTTGAACCTCTTGGACAATATACTGGTAACGGTTTTTTAAAAATATTTAATAATGTTTCCAAACACTTATTTACTTTCGTTTGTTCTTTTGCTAACTCGGTATTATCTAACTTTGTAAAACTATCTTCGTTAAAATCTATTTTATCAACAACATTTTTTATAAACATAAGTTTGCTTTTTAATTTCTCGTATTTTTCTTGGCTTTTTATTTTATCTATTGCTGACTTTTGTTCTTCTGTTAATGACTTGACGTCATTGATAATAAAGTTGTGAATTTTATTACAATAACATCCATATAAATTTGCTAACGAAATAAACCTCATTAAAAATCCATCAAAAGTCCCTGTAAATGACAATTTATTATTATTTGAAAGTATTACAGCATCAATAGCTCTAAACCTATCTCCAAAGTGTTTTATATTCATAAAAAAACTCTTTCCAAAAGTGTCTTCTGGGTGGTTATCTAACATATTAATATCTTTTGGTGTAAAATTTTTTTTATAAATTTTTTTAAACAAAGGCACAAGACAATCGTTTCTTAAATTACCAATTTTTTCTGATATGTCGTCTTTCTTTGTAAATCTCTTTAAAAGATAATCACATGTTTTGACTTTATCTTCTAAATGTAAACCTGTAGCAATACCGTCTGATATTTCTGGTAAATTAGGTATTGATTCAAGTTCAATAGAAGCATCCCATTGTAAATTATTTTTGTAAACCATATCTTCATTATTTAAAAAATATTTAAATTTTAATACTATGTATTTTTTATCCTTATCCATTTTTGGTTCTGCATACAACATGATTGTTCCTTGTAAACCTCCTTTTATATATAAATTCATAAACGGAATATAAACCTTATATTTATCCGATATGTCTTCAGGAAATTCATTACTACTACTTGAATCTAAAATACCAGAAAAAACGGCTTCTGAAGTTATGTTTGAATTATTATCCTTTTTTATATTTAAAAATACTTCTTTTGGTCCACAGTCATTAACAAAAGCTGTTGGAAATTGGTTTTCTGGATAATAATTATTCGCAATCTTTTGTATTTCTTTTTCTAATATGATTCCTGGTTTTTTAACGTTAAACCTTTGAAACTCAAAATGATAACCTTGTGGATTATAATTAGTGTCTTTTATATCAAAAGGAAGTATCATAATTGGATTTAAAGAGGGACTATCTTTACCATTTATTTTAAAAATTGAGTATTCATTTCTTTCCAAAGCTCTTTCAAGAACATTAGCTGATGTTCCTGTAGAAAACTCGCCATTTGATGTTGTAAACTTTCCGGAAGGTATGGATATCATATCTATTGCTTTTTGCATACTTTCTCTGTATTTTTCGTTTCTCATTTTACTATTTGTTCTCTTAGCTTCAAATTGATCATGTTTCATATCAATATTTGTATGCACATCGCTTAATGCTGTATAATAATCTTTAAAATTTGGATTCATCATGCATACATTTTTATTTTCAAAATAACCATACATTCTTTGTGTTTCATTATTATTTATTTCAGACATATACATTAATTAAATAAATTAATATTCGTAATCTTACTAAAAATCCAATATAAATAAGTTATATATGTCGCAAACAATAGAGGTAGAAATTCCATCCCAAATTAAAATAAATAAACCTATGTTTCAAAAGATGCTTTTTATTACAAATGCATTAGAACAAGGGTGGAGTGTTAAAAAATCCAAGGATTCTTATATTTTTACAAAAAAACATGAAGGCAAAAAGGAAATATTTGCAGAAAATTATTTAGAAACATTTGTTGCTTCCAATTTTTCAACAGATTTTGTTTTGTTAAACATGGAAAATAAAGAAGTTTAGTTTTCAGAAATATCCCAAAAATCTTGAAATTCTTTCATATCTCCGACAAAAACCTTATCCTTCACTTGTTTGTATTCTTTCTTATCTAACAAAAAATAAAATTTTTCCATATTTTTACTACAAGTATCTCCATCTAATATGTTAACAAATCTAATATTATCTCCATAGAAAGAGTTATATTTTTTCGCATGTTGTAATTGCTGTGTAATAAAATAATACAAGTTTCTAAGATATCTATTTTGAGCACCTCCGGAATCACATATAATTTTTAGATTAAAATAATAGTCTCTTTTAGGTGTATTAATTAAACCATCAAAGTTTTCAGTATATTCAAAACCATTAGAATATTTCATTGGTTGTTTTAAAGGATATATATTTTGTGTATGTATATTAATTCTTTTATCAGTTTTTTTACACTCGTATCCAGTAATATCTTTAATTAACCCTTTTTGGTATATTTCACATTCATTATGCTTTCCGTCTATATACCAAGTTTGTTGTTTTCTCCATAATTTAGTTTGTAAAGAAGATGATGGAATAATTATATTTTTAGGTTTAAAACACAACGCAAAGTTAATCATAAATAAAACGAACAAAATTTTCATAAAAATTCAATATTTATTATTTTAATCTAAATAAATTATAATTATGGAAAATACATTTTTAATAATAACAATTGTTGTTATTATAGACTGTATTTTATTTGCAATATTATTAACACAAAACCTTTTTACCTATGAATTAATATTAATTTGGATGTGTATTTTTTCACATATTTTACTGTCTTATGCTATTTTTACAAATAATACATTTATTATTTAAAAGTTAATAATTATTATAATATATAATTATATATAACCGTAATTGAAATAATAAATATGAAGAAAATATAATAGATAATACCACATTAAGATACATGTATCTGTATCTACATTTGGTTTTATTTTAATATTTCTTTCGTTTGGTTGTTT